AGTTGACGGCCTTCTAGTCAAAAACGCCACAGATGCGGTTGATATTAGCGTGTTCAATCTAGGCATTTTAACCTATCTGTGCTGTTGTATTTGACAATAATACGGTATAAGTGTTAGCGGCTCTTTTAACAACACTAATATTAAACATGTTCAATTCTACTCCTGTTCCAGGAATAGTAGCAGCGTATACTGGTGCCACGTTACCGACATAAAAAATATTATTTGCACCGGCCTGATCTGGATTCGAACGATTCGTTGCAATCAAACCACCATCAATGAAAACGTTGGCAGAATGTCTTCCTCCACTTGTTGTTGAATGGCGTAACATAATTGAAATTGTCATTGTTTCGCCAACTCGAATGACGGAATCAAAAGTATTAGTATTATTTGCTCGTAGATTAAATGTTACATTTGCGGAAGTATTCGACGTAAAATAGTAAAGCGTGTTATTGGCAACATCGATGTTTATATTTCCAGATGGAGCAGTAGAAAATAAGTTTGTAGTTTCGTTAGTTCTTGTTAATGTTAAAGTCAAATTTGGTGCCAACACATTTGATGTAATGCCACCGCCAGCAAAGTTATTTGCACTAACTGCACCAACCCCAATATTGTTTCCAGAAATGGCACCGACACCAATATTATTTCCAGAAACAGCACCAGTTCCTAAATTATCAAATGTTATTGAATTTGTTGTATTTGCGGTAACTGTTCCAGAACCACCTAATGAAATTACAGTTCCATTTACCGTAATTGATGAATTAGTTAATGCGCCATTTGGAATATTTGTTAGTGAAGCACCTGAACCTGAAAATGTTGTAGCAAAAACTGTTCCACTTGCATCTCTTGCTACAACTTTGCTTGCTGTAGCTGTTGTTGTTGCATCAACAGCAATTGTTCTTGCAGCAGATCCATTATAAGAAGTTCCTGTTAAGTATGAGCCAAATGTTAATGTATTTAAATTATTTCCAAGAGAAACACCAGAAATTGTAGATGCTGCTAATTTAGTAATTGCAATTGCTGCTGTTGTACTAATATCAGCATTTACAATTGAATTTGATAATGATAATTTTGAATAAGCAATTGCGGCACCAGTTGCTATATCATTATTTACAATTGTTCCTGAAAGTGATAATTTTGAATAAGCAATTGCGGCACCAGTTGCTATATCAGCATTAACAATTGAATTTGATAATGATAATTTAGAATAAGCAATTGCGGCACCAGTTGCTATATCAGCATTAACAATTGAATTTGATAATGATAATTTAGAATAAGCAATTGCGGCACCAGTTGCTATATCATTATTTACAATTGAACCAGATAATACTAATGTTCCAGATGTAGCTGGTAATGTAATTGTTGTAGTTCCAGCATTTGCTGTTGCTTGTAATGTTATTGTGCCTGATGTTGAACCTGGAAATTGTACACTAGAAATACCAGTTAATGCCAAATTAGCAGATGCTCGATTTAATGCAACAGGAGTAGATCCAATATTAACTGTAGAATTACCCAAAACACCAGATGGAATTGTTCCAGTTAATGTGCTTGCTGGTGTGGAAGAAATTGTAGCAGTAATTTGTGTTGAACCACTAGTTCCAAAAGTAATATTTCCATCAACGAATGTTAATGCTCCAGTTAAACCTTCTAATGATGTTACACCGGAAATTCCAGTTGCACCACCCCCAGTAGCACTAATAGTTATTGAACCAGTAGACCCTGTAATTGAAATACCATTACCAGCAGTAATACTTGTTACACCAGTGTTTGCTATAGTAAATGTATTTGTTGGTGATTCTGTAATTGAAATTGCAGTTCCAGCAACTAAATTACCAGAATGAAATGCTTTATAGGTGTTAATTAATAAATTTGGACTTGTCCATTTTAAATTAGAACTGGTCTGTAAAACACCTTGGGTGCCGTTTGAAAACGGCACCTCCCCTGATGTTATTGCACTAGATGTGTTGTATCTAAATAAAGAAAATCCACCAGCGGTTGAACCATCATGAATATAGAGAGTTTTATCAGTTGTGTTAATTGTTAGTTCACCAACTTTACCAATTAAAGTGTTCGCTGTGACTCTATTTTTTCTTAAAACTATATTACCCATGTATTTACCTACTGGTGGATTTTATTTAAAATGTAGCGGTATCAGCTACTTCGTCTACAAACTCAACATTATCTAACCAAGGTTCAAGTGAACTTAGTTCGATTGGAGTTAACTTTACATCTTCTAAAAGGTTAATATCAATCTTATGGTCAAACTTAAAATCTACTTCTTCGTTTAGAAGAGATGTTAAATCTGCAAAAAATTGCTGTTGATATTCATCCTTAATTTTTCGTGTTCCATCTTCTTGATCTACACCATACTTATCAAAAAGCTTCATTCTGGAATTTTCGAAATGAGTAATTTCATCAGAAAATGCCTTTGCCATTCTCGTAAATCTATAAGACACCTTAATTGGTAGCTCAACATTTAGTAGCTTGGCTACGACAGGTTCTGCATTCTTAATTTGTGCAAGTGTAAGTTTCATTATTTTATCCTTTTCATTTAATCTAAACTATGCTCTTTTAGACACATAGTTTCAAGTTTTATTTTACTACAATTTTTCCGGTTGTTGTACCAGAAAAAACTACTGTGCAACTATTACTAGTATTTATAGTTACTGAAGATGGTGTAATTTGTACGTTAGAACCATTATAACAAGCAACTATAATATCTGTTGTGTTTAAATTATGATTAACAGTTACTGTTGTTTGAGCAGTAAATGTAACACTATATGTTCTATTTAGTGGGAATCCACCAGCAGTTGAACCATCATGAACAACTAAAACTTTTTTAGTTGTATCAACAGTTACTTCACCTGATTCTCCAGTAAAAGATGAATGCTCTGTTGTGGTTCCTCTGCGTTGTTTTATTGTAATTCCAGCCATTATTTTTTACCTAAAAGTGAAGATACTGTTTTACTTTTTTGCCAAAACTTACAAGCCCAATATTTTGCCTTGGTTTTTGGTTTTGGAACTGAAGGATCATCACAACCATGTCTTGATCTAAAAGCTTTTCTTCTTTCTGGATTATCTCTTTTAATTGACATGTTTGGATCACCAAATTCAACTTTTTTGATATTTCCAGTTTTTGGATCTTTGACGTATACTTTATACTTTTTGCGATCACCCCTCATAGGTTTATTTAGAGGAGGATTTTTTTTCTTTTCCTCTTCAGTTAAGTCTTCTAATTCGTTTTCTAGTAAGTGAAAAAATTCTTTTAATGATAGCATGTTAGTTACTTCTTATGTTTCTTATTATACATATCCCATGCTTTAGCGTAAAGAACTTCTGTTCCTTTCTTTTCACCATATTCTTTCTTGAATCTTGCTTTGTTTGACTTGATCCATTTTTCAATTTCTGGATCATTTGGTGACTTCTCTACAATAACACTATCACAACTACATTCATTCAAACTTTCTCTAAATTCTTTAAATGTTTTCATTTTTTTCTCCTCTGGGACACAGTTGGGAACTTTTTTACCATTTTTAACTTTAGTTCCTACTGGTTTATAACCTTTCCAACAAGGATTATCTTTTGGATCTTCTAAACCTTCAGAAACTGAATCAGCATTGTAAGTCATATAATCATATACTGTTTGAATATAATCTTCTGCCAAATCAATTTTATTTTGAACCCAACCTTCTAAGTCATCAGAATCAGAAATTTTATCCATTAATGCTGCTGATAACTTAGAAATTTTTTCCAGTTGAGCTAATATCATTCTACCTTCAGCTTCTTCTTTGAACATTCGCAAACTCCTTGAAATATTTATTAAATATTTATTAGAATTTAAAATCAGAAAATTTATTTTTGAATTTGAATGGAGATTTAACAATTGTTTCTTCTAAATCATCTTCTTCATCATCATGTCCAGAATCAACTAAATTTTGTGCTGATTGATCGACATCATAAAGTTTCATTCTTGATCTATCAATACCAACAACAAACTTTCTATACATGGCTGGATCATTATAACGATTTTTCAATTGCTTCACCATTATCTGATTTAACTTTTCAAGTTCCTCAGTACTAATAAGAGCAAACATTAAATCTGCTGTAGCTGGAAGACCAAAACTTTCTGATGTATCTTCTAAACCAACATCTGAATTTGAATAACCTGAACGAGTGGTTTGTGTTGCTGTAACAATTGGAACTGAATATTCAACAGCTAAACCACGAATCTCTTCTGCAATAGATTTAACATAAGTGTAACTATTTACATTAGAACCAACTTTAAGTCTTGAACTTGAACAAATATTTAGATAATCAATAAAGATAATATCTGGAACAAAATTCTTTTTCATAGCTAATTCATTCAATAGAACACGAAAATGATTAGCATTAGCTGATGCGGTTGGATATTCTTTTACAACAAATTTTCCAGTTGTTTTACTTCTAACTGCTGTTAACTTTTTGTTGAAATTATCTTCAGATAATTTTCTCATTTCAACAATTGGGACATTTAAAAGATTAGAATCAATTCTTTCAGCAATTCTTTCTTCTGCCATTTCAAGTGTGATATAAAGGACATTCTTACCCATCATAAAAACTGATGAAGCCATATCACACATGAACAAGGATTTACCTACGCCAGTTCCAGCAAGAATAACAGTAAGAGTTTTTTCACTAATACCACCAGAAGTAATTCTATTAAAATAATCTAATGCAAATGGAATTTTGTTTTCTTTGCGATGATAAAATTCAAATCTTTCATCGGAATTTTCAAGATAATCATGACCAACATTTCTATCAAAAGAAACACCTAAAGCATCACTGAGAAGTTTTGGTAAAGCACCTTTATCTAACTTATCATCTTTACCTTCAATAATATTTACAGACTTAATGATTGCATTATAAATTGCTCTATCTTTACAAAACTGTTCGGTCTTGTCAATTAAAAATTGTGTGTTGGTTTCGTCTGTGTCATTAGAAATTTCTTCTAAAGTTTCTTTAATAGATTCAAAGTCTCTCTCATTAATATTCTTATCGTTACTTACAAGAATAGCTAATGCTTCTTTTGTAGGTAAACTATTATATTGATTGAAATAGTTCTTCACATGAGAGAAAAAAATTCTCTCATGTGAATTACTAAAATATTCCTCTTCAATGAAAGGAATAGTCTTTCTTGTGAAATCATCATTCTTTACTAAGTTCTTCAGAATTATGTTCTCTAACGTCATTTAATGCATCATTCTCCATCTGAGATTTTAATAAATAAACTAAGTACTCACCAACAAAATCTGAAAATTCTTTATTAGATATAACTTCTTCAGAAATATTGTTTGGATTATCTACAACATTAATTTCAAATGAAAGTACATCATCCACTACTTCTAGTTTATCATACTTGTAGACTAAATTCAAGTACTTTTCATCTAAAATTTTAATAGCAAAATTATCTTCGCCATTAATTCTTACAATACTGACATTAAAATTATTCATCTCCATCTTCATAATCCTCTTCTGTTTCTCCGGTTTCTACATTATTGAAATTCTTTTTCTTTAAACCATAATAAAATTCATTTCTAGCACATACATCTAATTTATCTAAAATATCTTTTGTAAAGAATTTTTCTGGATTTTTTAGAATATGTTTTTCAAATGCTTGTACACCATTAACTTCATACTTATTTGAAACTTTTTTGAATAAACCATATTTCTCACCAAGTTCTAATAAACCATAATATGGATTCATTCCGGTTTCATAATTTAAACTAATTTTAATTTGAGCATTTTCTTTTGTTAATCTGCCTTTTTTATTAGTTACTGTGATAATATTACCTACAACACCTTGAGCATCTTTATCTTTTGCTTTTGAGAGGAAAAGAATTGATGATGCTGCATACTTCAAACCAGAACCTCCAGACATAACTTTTTGAGCAAACATTTTACCTTGTTCATCATATGTGTGATTTGTTACTACAAGAGGAATACCAGCACGTCCAAGTTTCAATGTAATTGTTCTGAAAGCAGCTTTAATAATTCCTGCTCTTGTCATATCTTTTGTTTCTGATCCAGCAACAGAATCTTCCATTTCTTTGGTTGTAGATAACATTCCTAATGAATCTAAAACAAACATAATAGGTTTACGTTCAGACTTAGATTGTGTTAGATACTTTTCAATAATTTTTAACATTTGTGTTCTAAATTCTTGAACTGTAGTTACAGGAATAATTGCTACTCTAGAAGTATCAATACCTCTTTCTTCTAGTGTTTGTTTTGTAATTGCAGATTCAGTTTCAAAATAAAGAACACCAGCTTCTGGATTTTGATTTAAGAAAAACTTACAAATATCTAATACAAGATAAGTTTTACCTGTTGCTTCTTCACCAGCAATTGCTGTGATTTTATTATCTGGAAGTCCACCATAAATTGAACCTGAAAGAATTGCATTTAGCATAAAGGAACCAGTTGGAATGAAGCCGTTTATATCTCCAGCTTCAATTCCTTCTGATGCTAATGCAGCGTAACTATTTCCTGTTGTTTTAACTAAATCTGTAAAATAATTATCTTTTTTTGCCATATGTTAACCGAATAAATCCTCTAATGTGATTGTTTTTTCTAATTCCCATCCAATTGTATCTAAGATACTCTTTAATGGTTCAATAAATGTCTTCTCAAATTGTTTTTCATAATCAATATACTTATGAAGACCTAATTCTTTTGGAAGTTTTGTGTTAAATGAAATAACAGAATCTGAAGTTGGATTTTGTTTTTTCAAATGAATAAATTTAATTTTCTCACCTTCATTAATTAAAGGATATGTATTATATAACTTTTTCTCTGTTAATAAGTTATTATAAATTAACGCACCCTTTACATGAATTGGAGTTCCTTTTGTAAAAATATTTGATTTATCAGAATACTTCTCAAGACCATTAACTGATCTTGGAAATGATATTTCTTCAACTGAACAAGAATTAAATCTATTTCTTACATCAATGATATATTTCTGTAATGTTTCTTCATTACTTGTCATAATTAGTTTTACGCAGTTTTTCATTTCTTCTCTGCAAAACTTTGGAGTTGAAGATTTAACAATCTCCATTCCCATGACTTTTAGTTTAGGTGTTTCATATCTTAACCCTTCAACATCATAGGTGTTTAAAATATATCTCTTTTTTGCTTGCCAAATACCTTTATCAGCAATAACTTCTCGTTTCATTTTTAAGATTTCTGGATTCATTCCGTTTAAGAAATTATCAGAAATATCTTTAAAAATATTTTCAATTTCTGTTTCAATTACATTAACACAAAAATCATCAATGTAATCTACAATCTTTTGATTATCTGTTTCTTTAGGAAACATTTTGGATACAAGAGGATCTAATGTAATGTAGTTTGAATCAGTATCAATATAAATCACATATTCATAATTCTCTGTTCCAATTTTTTTGTTTAAGAAATCATTTAGCTTATTACCCACATATCGAATAATAAACTGACCAGTCATTGTAACAGCTTGAGCATTTTCCAAATCAAAAAATCTAAAATATTCATTACCCATAGCTCCGTATAATGAATTTAATTGAATCTTCATTGTTTTCTGTTTTAAGTCATACTTACTTTGAAGATTATTAATATTTTCAATATCTGGATCGTTGGGATTTTCTTTTGCTTTCTTCTCCATTTCCTTAGCTAATTTTCTAAACTTAATTCTATCATTAAATAGTTTTTCAACAAGTTCAGAATAAAAACTAATAAAATCTTTTCTATACATTACACCATTTGCACCAATAGTATAATCTTTATCAAAAGAAAAGTCATTACTTTCTAATACCTGTTCAATATTAAAAAATTTCTTATTTGGGGATTTTGTCTCAACACCGATATTTAAGAAACGAATAATAGAAGGGTAGAGTGAGTTAACGTCAAAACTAACAACCCATTTATGGAAACCAACTTTTGGATTTTTAACATATGCTCCAACAAATTGATCACTCTTTGATGAATTTTTCTTCTGTGAAACAATAATGTTTTTGTTTTTTAGATAATTATAAATTGTGGTATCCCAAGTTCTGACCTGAGATAAGACATCAACGTAATTAACATGACCAAAGTAAGCAACACTTAAAGTTAATTCGATTAGTTTTAGTTTTGCTTCTAATCTATCAACAAGAGCAACGTCTTGAATATTATATTCAACGAATGTTTGATAATGGTTTGAATAGAATTCTTTGAACGAACCATCGAAGGGAAGTTTATTATCACCAAGTTCTACTTGAGCAATAAAATCTAGTTTATATGATTCTCTTGGCTCAAGTACATTTTTCTTGTAGATTTCATAATAATCAATAATTGACGTACCATAAAGATCATAAGTTACATTTTCTTTTCCATTCATGATAACAGTTTTTTCACGAATGTACTTCCAAAATGAAAGTCTTTTACTGGCTCCATCACCAAGAATCATATTTATACGTCTTACAAGATAAGGAATATCGAAAAATCTGACATTCCAACCAGTAATAATATCTGGTTGCATCTTTTCCATGAAAAGTAAAAACTTATCTAAAAGTTCACTTTCATCTTCACATTGAATGTAATTTTGATATTTATTTTTTGAAGTAAATTCACCAAGTCCAAAAGTAAAATAATGTTTTGAATTAAATACTTTTACGGTAATTAAATTTACACGTTCTTGAGTGTATTCTACTTTTGGGAAACCATGTTCAGATTCTGTCTCAATATCCAAAGTCATAATCTTGATATGTTTCATATCAAATTCAATATCATTTGGATAGTTTTCTGAGATGTATGAAAAAATAGGATTAATATCACCATAAATTGAGAAATTGGAAACATCCTTGTATTTCTCAATAAATTCATTATAATCTTTGATATTTATAAAATCTACTTTTTCTAGATACTTATTGTCTAGAGATTTGAAGTTAGATTTATTTTTTGAAGGAATATAAAGTGATGGAGCATATTCAAACTTATAATTTGAGGGTACTCCGTTATTAACTTCACGAACATAAACAGTATTACCAATACTGGCAACATTTGTATAAAATTTCATAATTATAGTATATCACAGTTTTTTGTTGTTGTCAACTAAGAAAGAAATATTTTTGATGAAAAATCATTAACTTTTGCTAAAAGTTCAGCACCATATCCACTATTTAAATTTAATCCCCTACCACCAATTACTTGTGTAACCGCTCTATCCGCATCTGCTTGATTAGTAAATTTTGTATTCCCATGTAAACCTACTAAAATAAATTTAACAGAAATAATAGCAGAAATAGTTTTATCACTTACCAATAAGTCCGGATTTTGAATAATATTGAATCCACACATATCACCATATGTCTTATAGTTAGCTCTACCTGTTAATTGGATATAACCTCTTCCACGATAAGTCCAACCATCACCGGGATTTATATTGCCCATCAAACGACCGATAGAATTATTAGAACCATAAATTAATTCTGCAAATTCTCTTGGATTACATTTAATTGTAGATAATTCAGAATCAGTTAATTTAGAAACTCTAGAACCAAATATAGATTTGATTCTAGAGTTGTCAGTTTTACAATAATTTAGATTTTCTTCTCTTGGGATTAAACCACATTCTTTTTGCATGTTAGCAATTATCGCTTTCTGCAAATAAGGGTTAGTAATTCCATGTGCTACAAACGCATCTAAAATTGGTTGTAAAAGTTGTTTATCCATTTCTATGTCCAAAGAGATTTGCGAATTTTCATCAGACGAATTAACATTTTTTCATCTTCTTTTTCATATTTATTTTCGATTTTTGTTACTTTTTCAAATACTGCACTTTCTTTCTTAGTGAATGGTTTCATAGTATAAGTATTACTTCCTTCTTCTCTTATAAAATGTTCAGATAAGTTTTTATCTTTAAAAACTTCATCATAACCAGCTTCAATATATGGATCTGGTCTATTTGGTCTAGTTACTTTCCACCAAGTATAAAGTTCTAAAATTTCTTTTGCTGATTTTGTTTGATGTTCTAATTGAGATTCATTAATTTCCCAATTTAGATATGCAATTCCATCTTGGGGTGAACGGAATCTGCAAAATTTCTTTTGAAACCAAGACAACTTAGAATATGCACTATCATCAGTCCATGTATTCATCCATGCTTTTTCAATTTCAACAAAATCAACAAGAAGCTTGAAATTAACATGTAAAATGAGTTCACCTGTGTCATAATATCCAGGTTTTAAACCACTATTTACAATATAATATCTTCTAGTTGTTCTATATCTAATAGAATTCAAGATATTATGATATCTATATTTTACACTATACATAATATCTTCAAATTTATCTTTCCAATAATTTTTTGGTTGCATTTTCAATCCTTTTATCTAACTCTTCAATTGGTGAATAACCATTTCCAACTCTATGTGCATAAGACCATCTACAAATATTTCTTATTAAATTATTTAGTTTTTCATAATCTAGTGTAACTTCTGCATAGAGTTGGATTCTATGCAGAAGTTCTTCGTAGATTTCTATCTTTTGTTCATTTGTCATCATATTAAAAATTGACTCTTAGACTTAACTGTAACTGTCTAGAAGTTCCCAGACCAACAGTTTTATCTAGTGTTGATTGTACTGTTCCGAATGCTGCTCCTTTTGTTGCATTTGAATAAACCTGTCCAGGTTGTAGTGTATTAGACTGACCAATTCTGGATGGAATTGCATTTGGTAATTGTGCTGGAGGATTTGCAAAATTTACATTATTA